AACCTTCGAGCGTCGGCGGTGTGAGCGAGGGGCTAGGGAACATCAGGCGCTCTGAAGCAGGGGTCTGAGGGCTCTGTAAAGTTCCTGCACGACCTGCGCGTTGGGTGTAGCCATCCCGTTCACCGTGAGATTCTGCACGGTTAGGCCACCCGAGCCACCCGAGCTCAGCGACGGCGCGCTCTGCTGAGGCCCAGGCGTGGGAAGAGGTTGGATTCCGTGCGGCGCGGTTGCGATACCGCCCTTGAGAGGAATGACGGCCTCCGGGCCAGCCTCGCCCACGACCGCCAATGTGGGCTTCGTGACGATTCCACCAGTCGCCAGGCCGATCGCGCTAGCTGCTTCACCGATGATGCTGCCACCGGGGATCAGCCCCTTGATCGCATTCACGATCGCACCAGGCGCGCTCGTGATACCGTGAACGATCGCTTCGACAAGATGTTTGCCGAAGTTCACCATATCCCCGACGAGCCCGCTTATTGCATGAACAATTTTACCTGGTAGAGAAACAAAGAAGTTGACGAAGGCTTCAGCCCCATGCACAATTACCATAAAAACATGGGCTATTTCCTTGGCTGTACCAACGAGTTCCTTCCAAATCCCCTTACATTCCTTCACGAATTCGTCGGCACCTATCTTGACGTAGTGAACAATCTTTACCCAACCTTCGACAGACGTTGCTACAAGGACAAGAAGAGTTTTTGTTACGTCAGCGATCGGCCCGACCATGCCTTTTATTAGAGGCATCATTTCTTTCAGCTTAGGCATCAACTTTTCGCCGATCGACCTCGCCGCTTCCGTCACTTCAGCCCTCAATTGCTTCATTTGTCCCGATAGAGTTTCGGCGGCTTTGGCTGCAGCCCCTTTGCTGACGTTAGCCAAGGCCGACAACACTTCACCAAGAGCCCCAGAATCCTTCGCCACCGTTTTCTCCGCTTTCGACAGCGCTTCGTGCGCCTTGGCGAGCTTTTCGTGCGCTATCTGTACGGCTTTAGGAGGTGCCGCTGCAGCCTTCTGAGCAGCGGACACTCCGCGCTGCGCCTTCGCAACCGCTTCCTGATCTCGGCTAAGTTTGACCTCTGTATTAGACAGAGCCCTCGCAGCCGTAGTAACAGCGTGGTGAGCAGCGACGTTTTCCTTGCTGCTCTGCGAAGTCTTTTGCTTGGCAGAAACAAGCCCTTTTTCTGCCTTTTCCAACGCCTGATGGTCTTTGACAAGCGTCCGCTCAGCGTTAGAGACCCCGCGAGTAGCGTTTTCTACTGCCAGATTTGCGTTGACGTTTTCTTTGCTGCTTCTTAGCGCATCCGCCTGTCTTTGTGCTAGTTCTTCTTGCGCTTTAGCAACCGCTGAAACTGCTGTCTTGTTTCCCTTTTGCGCATTGGTTTCCGCTTCAGTGACAGCGGTTTTCGCTTCTGCGAGTTCCGTGCCCTTCTTCTGAGCTTCAATACTTTTGTCGACTTCTTCTAGGGGCTTTGCCTTGGCTTCTAGCGCCAGCAATTCCGCTTTAGTAGACGCGGTCTGCTTCGCTGATTCAAGCGTCTTTTTTTCTGTAGCTATTTTCGCTAGTGCAGTTACGTTCGCTTCTTTAGCGCGTTCCTTTTCTTTATCGCTTAGATTTTTCTTAGCTGCCGCTATTCCCTTTTCGCCCGATGCTGAGGCTTCCGCAGCGGCTTCTTCTGCAGACTTGAGAGCTGCTGCTGCGGACTTGATTGCGGTCGCCTGTTTCAGCGCAGCTTCGGTTACGCCTTCCTCCGCTTTTTTCAGATTATCTTGCGCTGACTTCAGCCCTTCGGAGCCGCTGGCCAACGTTTCCTGAGCGCTCTTGACGGCTTCCGACGCAGAAACAACTGCCGCCTTCTCTTTTTCGGTCGCTTCCGTTACCCCCCTCTGCGCTGTCTTCAGCGCTTCCTGCGCTGCGGTTAGACTTCCTGAGTCTTGAGAAAGCGTCTCTTGCGCGTGCTTCAGGGTTTCCTCAGCCGCTGTCACCTTTTCTATCGCCTTTGCGTGTTCTTCTTCTCCCTTCTTAGCGGCCACCGCCATGTTTTCTTCTGCTGCCTTCAGACCGGCCTTCGCCTTAGTGACGGCTTCTGTCGCTTTCGTGTAAGCCGAGAGTTTTAGTGAGCCGACACCTAGCTGAATACCCAGCGCCATAAGGCCACGAGTAGATCCTCCATACGCCTTCGTCAGAAGACCAACCACCGATTCTTGGTCTTTACCTGTCGCGGCCATAAGGTTCCACACCAACCCCATATCGCCCGTCGCCTTCGAGCTACTTTTCGTAGCGATCGTCAGCCTCGCAAGCGAAGCGGCCGTGGCTGCCGCAGTGGAGCCATACTTTACCCCAGCTTCCTCCGTCTTCTTGATTTCTGGTTCAGCCGCCTTGAAAGACTTACCGGTATTTTCTACGGCTGACCTCAGACGGGTCTGCGCAACATCAAACTGGTCAGTTGCTTTTATCGAAGCTACGCCGATCCCGATCACGAGCGCAGCTCCAGCTAGAGCCGCGATCTTGCTCAACCCCATCAAGCTAGCGCCGAAGCCTTTAGCGCCGGACTCACCCTCCTTCATCGCGTAGCCCATTTTCTTCACGGAGTTCCCGAACGGGATCCCGAAGCTGCTCATCGAGTTACCGAGGCTCTCGAACATCATCGCCGTGCGACCCGCGAAGCCCTTGCTCGCGCTCTCTACCGCAGGGAGCGCCGCTTTTACTTTAGCTGCGCCTTGCTCGGCGCCAGCACCCATCCCCATCATGCTGTAGCTAACCTTGCCTGCGCTGGTGCTTATAGAAGCGGCGCTAGAAACAGCACCAGCACCTATTCCCACCAAGCTCTTGCTAGCTGCCGCTGAGCTCACGTCAATAGACGCAGCGGTAGACGCCACCGCCCCCTTGAGCCCAGCTAGCCCAGCAAGCGCGGGCGCGTCCGCCAGGGCTACAGAAATGACAATTGGGGGCAAGTAGCCGTCAGCCATGCGATCACCCCCTTAGAGCACCAGAGATGGCGGCGATAAAGAACGGGCGAACCTGAGGGAGCATCGAGTCGTACGCCGGCCGCACGTACGGGTTCGGGGCCTGGTTGTAGACCCGGCCGAGAGAGTCCGGTCCCTTGAACCCGAGCTCCAGGCGACGGGAGTAGACCATCGTTGGACCCGTGAACGCCGCGAACGGCCCCGCCTCCTCCATACGCCATGATCGACGGTTGGACCCAGACACCGCCTTCGTATTCGCCATGCCCGCGGCCTGGATAGCGAGAGTCGCCTTCTTTACAGCCACCGCACCCGCCGCGTGGACCCTCGCGATCAGTGCGTCGATCGCGGCCTGAAAAGCGGCGTCGTCAACGGGCATTTTCTTCCCGCTTCTGACGCTCCGCTTCAATCGCCCAGTGCAGGTCGTCAATGGCTAGCATCCAATCGACCGTCTCTCCAGGCTCATCAAGGTATCCCTCATGTGTTATGCCTTGGAAGAGGCGCCGGAACCTGAACTCTTCGTAGCGCTTTTCCGTTTCCTGGTCGACGACGACTCCTGGTCTGCCCTCGAGACGGCCGCGGAGCCGCCTGAGGGCGAAGTAGGGGTCCCCTCGAATCCGGGACTACTCGGGTCCGACGGCTCGAAGTCGACCCCCGTCGCAGTCGCAGCACCCATATCCCGTGTAGCCTCCGCCAGAGCGTCGTAAACGTCCGTGTCGAGGTCGCCTACCGTCTCTAGGGTCGGAAGAGGCTCAGGCAGCGTCCAGGACGCCACAGCGGCCACGATCGTCGCGTCCTGCAGGGCGAACAGCGTGTTGGTTTCCTCGACCGACAAATCAAGCGTCGAGATGTCCAGCGACTCCAGCTCCTCGAGACTCGTTGGCAGCTTCGGGAGGGCCGCCCCGGCCGCTATCGCCGCGGCTTCGATTAGGCGTCGGTGGCGAACCTTGAGCTCAGCCGTCCCGCGCAACTCGACGGTGCCTCCGGGTATCTCTATCGTCTGCATTCGCGTGTCTCCTGTTTAGGTTTGCGTAGGTTCCAGCTTACCGTGCGCACCCACGGCCAAACAAACGTCCAGAGACGCTAAAGCTTCGGGCCCGAATAGCCGATAGACTCCTATCAACCCAACCGACAGGAGCAGACATGACCAGCACAAAGAACATAGCCCTAGCACTCAGCACCATCGCCGTTGGTTTCGCCGGCCTCACGTCCACCGCGACGGCACTGTCGGGGGTAGGGATCGGCGGCGCACCCCCGAAGCCCTCGGCTCACAAGGCCAAAGGCGTTAGCAAGGCGTCCTACATCAAGGCCGCGGACTCCGTTTGCGGTGCCGAGCATGTAGCCATAGCGCCGCTGAAGGCACAGCTCGAAGCCCTCACGCAGGCCGAACATGAAGCGATCTTCCCGCAGGGCCTCGTAAAACCACTGAACGAAGCGGTCACGATGGAACGCGTCTACATCCAGGAGCTACGTAGGCTCAAGCGTCCCGCCGGTGCCCAACTGCTGCTCGTCAACTTCATCAACGCGGAGATCGCCAAGGACAACGCGCTAAACGCCGAGTCGGTGTCGATCGCGAACGAAGAAGCTCTCGCGCTCAGCACGGCGAGGACCGAAGTGAACACGAGCGTCGCCTCGGTCAAGAGCTACGCGGCGGAGTACGGCTTTCAGGTCTGCGGCCACTAGCACTTGCCACACCATCTTCGAGCCGCCGGGGACTGCTCCCTCCGGCGGCTCGTTGGCGTGCTAGCTCAGAATTCCGTAGTAGTTGCGTTAGCAACTGTGCATACGATCGGCGACACGCCACCCGCCAAGGCATCTTC